GCTTCTATAGCATTAAGCTTTGTATGGTCTGCATCAGTAAAGACATTAGAATCTGTAGCTGCTTCTACTGCTGCTCTTATCTCAGCATTAGTTTGGTCAGCAGTTGCACTGGCTTCAATAGCGTTTAACTTACTATGGTCAGCATCAGTAAACACGTTGCTATCACTGGCACTTTCCACAAGTGTTCTTATTTCACTTGCTGTTTGGTCTGCTGTTGCAGAAGCTTCTATTGCATTTAACTTAGAATGATCTGCGTCTGTAAAGACATTACTATCAGTTGCGGCTTCTACTGCTGTTCTGATCTCTGCGTTTGTTTGATCTGCTGTAGCTCCTTCTTCAATACCACCTAATTGTTCTAATATCTCCTGTTGAGCAAATAATAATTGATCATTTTGTGTATCTAAATCTGTTTCTGTAAGAACGCTACCATCATTAAAATCTACCTTCTTGGCACTTATATTTGTATCTCTTTGAAACTTAACAGCAACACCATTACCAGGTTCATTACCACTGGTAAATGTTATCTGTGTACCACTGGTAAAGGTATAGTGGGTGGTTATGGTTTTTAGTACACCACCGACAGTAACATCAACTTCTGCTTCTGATAGATAGGAGAAAGAGATACTAAAAGGACCGGCAGAACCGTTACCAGTGTGGTTTGTAAAAGATGCAGCAGTGTTAGTAGCCATAGTTAGTTAGAAGATAAGGCTCTGATTTTTTGAATTTCATCATTGTATTTATTATATATCTCTAACTTTTTATTTCTTTGTTTGTTTTTAGTATCTGCTGGTTGTTTTTGTATCCAAGCATCTTCTCCTTCAGTAATGTAGTAGTTATTAATTTTATTAAATTCTTTTGTTAACAACTTAACCGCTACTGGTGAATTTAAAATTCCATTATTTCTAATTACTTCTATATTTTCTTTGTAAAATGTACTGTTAATAAATCTAGTCATAGCTTGTTTTATGTTCCTGTTTCCATATTCTTGCGACTCTGGAATTATGGTATTTATTTCTTTTCTGACCTCTGCATATTCTGTTGTAGTTAGTTTAAAAGGTTCTATTTCACTTGATGTTGCCTTACCAGTAAATACATCACTTGGTTCTCTTATTTGTATTCCAGTTTCAACAAGAGCAGAGTAAATAGGGTTGTTTTTTGATGTGCTTTTCTTGACAAAACTAAACAAATCAGGACCAACTCTTTCTGGATAAAGCATGGGTTCATCAGTTATATGTTCATACATAAGAGGTAAGTTACCACCCATACCAGGTACAGTTTCTGAATATTGATTTAGTAGTTTTCTTAAAGCTGTTGCTCCTACAATTTCTTCTCCTTCTTTATCTACAACATCTCCCTTTCTAGCTTTTAGGTCACGTTTAGTATTGAAATATTCTCTATCTTTTTCTGATACACCTAATGCACCTAGAATGTCATCTGGCATCCTTTTAGCGTATCTAATGAAATTTGCAAAAGGTGTCCTTGCAGCTAGTTGTCTTGCAAGAAAATCTTCTCGTTTTGTTTCATCATAAAACAACTGTGATGCTTCATAAATCTGTCTTGTATAACTACGATCTATAAGATTACGAGCTAATGCTATCTCAAAGCTTACTATAAATTCATCATAATCATCTGGTCTTAACCAAGGTGCTAAATGAGAGAAATCAACCATCAATCCTATCCATGTTGATAAAGGATCAATTCTTTCATAAGAAGTGTAGTTATAAACAGGCTTACCATCTTCACCAAACTTAGGTGTGCCATCTTCATTCTTTTGCAAATGACCAACACTGTATGGTCTCCATCCATTTCTATATAAGTTTTTCCATATTGCTTTCCCTTCTTTTGTTTTCCAATCAGGACCACCACCTGTAAGTATTAGACCTGCTGGATTGTTGGGATCTCTTGGTTTTACCCAAGATGCAGCACCTAGAGTAAATAATGTTAGACCTAAACCATTAGCAAGTCTTACCTGCCCTCTAGCTTGATTTCGTACACCAGGATCTACACTTTGAAGATCATTTTGTAATTGTTTTTGTAGATAACTAAGTGCTGGTGTTCTTCTTAATTGTCTTTTCAGTATGTTGGTTGGAGTACGAACAAAAGCCATTACTCCTCTTACCAAAGGTATTTTATTAGCTGCTTGATTTAATATTTTTGCACCTTCACTAAAACCAATATATCCATCAGTGCGTATGTCTTCTGTAAATGTACTGCGTTTTGCAAATTCTTGTGATCGTTTAAGAATCCTTGCTGTTACAGGATCTTTTATTGCTTTACCACTATTAGAAGCGTAATACTCAAGAATAGCGTCTACATGACCTTTAACATAATCATCTAAATCTTTACCCTTTTTACCTAACTGCACTCCTTCTATATGTCCTTGGTAGTGAATATGACCAATAAGGTTTGGAGACTGTACCAAAGCATCAACAGATGTCATTAATTGACTAGGTAATCTAATGACTTTTCCAGCACGATTAATATTTTTACCAACAAAACCAGGATCATCAGAAGAAATTATAAATCTTTCCTTATAATCAGCTTTTAATGAACCTCTGTTAACGTAGTTCTCACTCATCTCCCAAGATTTTTTAAACGCTTTTGTTGAAAAACTTAAGTTTGAATGGAGTGCCATAAAGTGTCTTATAGCAGCATCTAATTCAGTACGACTACCTCTACCTAACATAAGTTCAAAAGCTGATGTATAAGTTTCTAATATTCCTGATACAAAGTTTACCTCGTTGGTTCCTGGTGCAGATAACAAAGCATTGATACCAATTTCATTAAAGATTCTTATACCTTTGTTAATACTGCTTAAAGATCTATCTAGTATTCCTGATCTAAAAAGAGCAGATAAGTTTTCTACTTTTTGTGCAGTATCACCAATCATTTGTGATTGTTTAATAGTATTAGTTAATTTATTGATGGCACTGTAATCACCAGTTTCTTTTGCTGTATCTAAGGCTGATGTCAACTGTTTTTTTAAATCCTGTAGTTTTAAACTTTGATCTGAAACATCAAGACTAAGTTCTGTCTGTCCTGTGTTTTGTAATCTGTATTTACCTTGTGGTGTCAGTTCTGCAAACTCTTCAGCAGATAATCCCTGTGTAGGTATTCTCATTGCACTAAGGGCTGTACCAGCTTCAGTCCTTAATGGAATACTTAAACGTAACCAATCATCTATTTCTGCAATAGAGTCGACAAGTTCATTTATCTTGGTTTCTATAAGCTGACTATCTTTTGAGACATTGATAGCAGATATAAGATCTTGATTGACTTCAGATGTTTTTCTTACAGAGAAAGTAACTGATTCGGCAAGAGCATAGTTTAATTCATCTGTTGGTTGTAATCCATATAATTTTGCATAAGTTTTTGCATATCTTTTTAGTTTCTTTTTATTAGCTAATAACTTAATACCACCATCAATAGTATCTTCAAAAGTCTTGACACCCCTAAAAGCACCTTGACCTGTTAATTCATTAACTCTGTTTGCTATTAGGTCAAATTGTTTGTTGGTATTACTGACTTGTTCTGGGTTTATCTGATTAGGTGTAAACTCAGGATCACCTATATTTTTACCTTTATCTTTAGTTAGTTTTGGTTGCTGCGATGTTTGTTTTTTACCATCTTTAAGATTTTGTAATCTTTGTTTTTCTTCTGTTAAAGTGCCTGATAATTTTTGATTAGACTTATCTATTTCATTTACATTGATCTGACTGTTTGCTTCGTCAATTTTATTTGATAAGTTTTCTAATTCTGCAACATCTTTATTAGTTAATAATTTATTTATCTCGTCTGCTGATTTACCTTTGAATTTCTTACTGAATTTATCAATAATTTTTGGAAGACCATCAATACTTAATTTAAAACCAGTACCAAAAACAGCACCGATAGTTGCAGAATCTCTTAGTTCTTCTTTTGTTAAAACTCTTTTTTCATCAATAGCAGTACGAACTGCGTTTTCACCAACTGCAAAAACCCCTGCTTGTCCAGCAGATTTAGCTACACCTTTTACTCCTTTAGTTGTTGCTCCACCAGGTATCATTTGAAAACCACCTGCTGATATAGCTTCACCCCAACTTATATTGTCTTCACCTCTGATAGCTTTTTGTGCTGTTATGTTTGTACTAAAACCAGAAGCAAAATTAATTACACCATAACCAAGCCAACCCCAAGGACCAGCTAATAGTAAAGGTGCTGTTGCATATTCAGTACCAATACCAGCACCAACTTCAAAACCTAAACCTGCTGTTTCTCTTAAAATATTGTTGTTATTGTCAGTATCTTCATCTACATATTTAAAAGACTCATTAGCAAAATAAGAATTGTTAATTGCATCTTCTTTATTAACAGTCTGATCCCAATCTAAAAAACTTTCAGTTTGTTTAAAAGCATCACTACTGATGTTTAAATCAGTTTGCTTAAGATTTGAATCGGTCATTTTAATTCTTTAAGAATTTGTTTACGAGCTTTAATTAAAGCAGCTTTAACTTTTGCTGCTTTTATTGTCGCATTATTACCTGCTTTGTCATCATCATATATGCCTTTACCATCTGGTCCTTCTAAAGCTGCAAATTCTTTTGCCAAATCTTCATGTGCTTTTCTTAAGTCATCACTTTTACCAAGTAGGTAATTTGTTAAATCAGGTTTCTTTTTGCCACCAGTTACCATTGCCCAGAATAATCTATCTTGTACAGCAGGTGTCATAATTGCATCTTCAGCAATGCCTGAGACCTCTCTAGCTTCTTCTAAGACACCTTCAGTAAATTGATAAGCACCTACAGCAGATACTTTACCTTCAGATTGTAGTCGTTTCATTTCAGATATTGTCTTACTTGTAATATCCATTTTCCCTGCTGTATCAGTAGAACCTTTATTAAAAGCGTTATATGAACCACTACCTAATGATTCACCGCTAATAACAAGCTTTCC